CTGCATGGAGAACTGACGCCACGGAGCCATGACCACGGCGCGTACCCGCCCCAGCCATCTGCGCAGTGCGCCAGCCACCACACCCTCCAGGTGATTCTCGTCGTCGTTACGGGCCATCGAGCAGGCCACACTGAGTGAGATACTGCTTCAACAAGATGGGGTGGTGGGGCTTTTGCCGGACGATGAGGGTGGTGCAGTACTTGTCCAACGCTGCCTGAAGCTGCACAACCTCGATGTCCGGATCTACCTGCTGGGCGAGGATGGCGAGGTGATCCCAGGCGTCACTGAGCAGGCGCCCCACCCGGTCCGGGTCACCGGGAGTGAGCTTTGTGTGCAGTTCATGGACCGGGGCAGAGAACTGGGTCCGATTAACATTCCCCGCCAGACGTTTACCTACCAGTTCGAGTGCCCGCAGGACGGAAGCGTTTGCTACCACAAACAGATTCAGGGGCGTTACGTCTGGTACTCCCGCCGCTGCCGTCACGCTCGCAGGCGTGCCGCTGGGCGCGGCCGGCGGACCCCCAGGCGCGTTCTGCGCCTCCGTCACCTGTGGTATCGGACCCCCTGCCGTTGGTGAGATCCCGGTAGGTGGCGGTGGCGGCGGTGGGGGTCCTGCCCCCGGCATACCTGGTGTCTGGGGGGTCACCACGGTTTCCGGGGGCAGGATGTCATCGGTGAATCCGGCGATCTTCCGTACAGCGGGGATCTGGAACAGGTTCGGGTCGCGCAGCATCAGTTCCCTGGTGAACTTCTCCAGGTTCTCTTCAAGCTTCGGGGCGTCACTGATTTTGTAGTCGCCAGACAAGCGCACTGCTTCTGCTGAGACGATGCCATCCCGATAAAGCTCATGGGTTTCCTTCAACCGTTCAGGGCGTACGGTCAATGGAGCTGTGTCGTACCAGAAAACGTAGCGATCGGGGTCCTCGCCGAGGACCTTCAGGGCCGGCTGAAGATAGGCAGTAGTCAGGGCGTCACAGATCCGGGTCATCAAAGGTTCAATGTGAACCTTGATCTGACCCTCCATGATCTGCCAGGCCCCCCAGTGGTTGGCTTCCCCGGCGCCGGACAAGATGCTCGGGTCGATATCCATGGACAGGGCGAAGCGTCGAAGCGCCTCGGCGCGTAGTTCCAGTGCCTGCTTGGACAGCTCACTGCCGAACTGGATCAGCTCGATCTTGCCCAGGGCCTCCAGCGGCATCTCCACAATCGTGGGTACGACGCCGGCCGCCGTGCCTTCGCCTTTCAGTGAGGCCGAGCCGGTCTTCATGAGCACCTGGGTCAGACCTTCGGCCCCAGGGATTTCCACGTCCTCGTCCGGGAAGCTGACCTCTTTGGGGATGGGCAGCAGTCCGGCGGACACCAGCCGGGAGTCGATCTGACTGAACACGTAGCGGGTCAGGCGCTCGATCTCCCACAGCATCGGCATGGCCGCCCGGGTAGGGGAGTCCGCCCACAGGGAATGGTTCGGGTGCGGCGTCCACACCCTGATGATCATGTCCCGCTCGGGGTTGAGCTTCTCCGGCTCCCCGGTGTAGGACACCATCTCCACGACACCGGTACGGGAGTACCTCTTTAGTTCCGTGCAGCTGAGCACGTACCACTCATCAGAATCGACCTCGTTGCCCCGGCCCACGATGTAGGCGTCCCCGGCGATGGTCAGATTGATGCCGAGCATGCGCAGTGCCTCGGACTTGTGCGACGGGTCCCCGAATAGGGTGTCAGCCAGCCCGGCAATCTTCTTACGTCGCTCCGGAACCTCCTGTTGCACCCGGCCGTTGGTGTCGACTTCGGCCACGTAGATACGGACTCGGGAGCAGGCGGCACCGATCCAGCTCGCCACGAAGTGAAGCTCGCCGATGATGTCGTACAGTCGCCAGGCCTCCTGCTGCCAGGAGGTGTCGCCGACCTTGTATGCCGGCCACGCTCGACCGTCCAGGTTCTTGATGCGTACAGCGGATGCCGTCAGGCTCTGACCCTGGTGAGCGGTGGGAGCTGGTGGACTCATCCGCTGTCTACCCAGACGCATCGTCACTCTCCTCGGTCGTTGAGCAGACCGGCCACCATAGATGCGGCGGGGATGGCAAACGCCGCTATTACCCAGGGATGGGGGAGTAGGACGGACAGCGGCATAATCGGCACGGCAATCCAGATGCTCATACACCAGGGACAGTGCACCAGGTATGAGGGCAAGGATTCCGTGCCATAGCGCCTAACGATCCATTGGCGCCAGCGCACAGTGAGACGGTCCTCCACCAGCAGCCGCGTAATCCTGGCTACTGCCAAAGCGGCCACCACGAGAGAAACGATCACGTCATTACTCTAAAGGCGACCTGATGGCAATAGCTAGTGGCCACGAAGTCAGTGCCCGAGCAAATTGCCTAAGGCATAGATGTCCTGATTGATCTGGAAGTCGTACTTGCTGGGGTCGGAGACGCCCAGCCGGCGCCGTTCACCCTCCATCAGCTTCAGGCAACCGTGGACCATGGCGTCCATCCGGTCCGGGGACTCCCGAGTGGACTCAGGGTCGAAGCGGACCATCTCGGTCTCAAGTTCCGGGTGCATTCCCACCATGTGCAGCCGACCCTGTTCACTGCGCATGGCTACCGGCTCGGCCCGGGTCCGCTTGCCGTGCTTGGCGTGCACCTTCTTCATCGGCGGGGAGGTGTGCTTGGGGAACAGACCCAGTTCGATGCATTCCTGGTAGGCGTCACGGAGCACCTCTTCAAGGAACCGCTTGCCCAGGTTCTCCTCGTACACGACCAGATCAGCAGCGAACTCGGCACACGTACGCCAGATTGCCAGACAGGCAGCTCGGCCAGAATCTGGGACCGACCGGTCCGCCAAGATGTAGATGTGGTTGTTCGCCGTCCGGGCCACCACCACGATGCCGAAGTTAGCGTCTTCCCCGGTCAGGTTCGGGTCGCAGCCCACCACGGTAGAGACAATGTCGTCCGGAATCTCGCTGACCCGGTGCTTGGCAAGGTCACTGCGCTTAAACAAGCCGCCGCTGCCCAGGTCCAGTAGCTTGCCGTACAGCTCCTGCTCACCCAGCGCGGTCCCGGCGTAGCGCAACTTCAGCTCGGCCAGGGCGTAGGCCGACAGGTTAGTTGCATTGTCAAATGTTGACCCGGTAATGACATGGATGGTGCCGTCGTCGCGGGCCAGCCACTCCTCCAGCAACTGGATCGGCTTGGGGGTGGTGGTGACGAAGGCCCGAGGGTGGTCATTGATCAGGTCAGCCCGCAGGGCCGGCAGGAGGCCCTCATACCAAGTTTCGTATGGCTTGATCCACTTTGCTAGCTCATCGCACAGAATGCCGGCTGCGTTGTATCCCCGGCCGGTGTCCGGGTCGTCGGCGCCCTCTAGGTAGATCTTGGCCCCGTCCGGGAACAGCACCATGGGTCGGGGACTCTGCTTGTATCGATGATCAACTCTACGGCGGTTGAGTACGTTGAGGATCCCGCTGGGGCCCTCCGCGTTGATGGTCCTGGCGTCGGCCAACGTGTCCGCCACCACCAGCCACTCGGTGGGCACCCCATGCCGGTCGAACGGATGCTGGAGTACCCGCTCCACGATCCACTCTGAGCCGGCCCGACTCTTGCCGAAGCCGCGACCGGCCAAGGCCAGGCACACCAGCCAGTTGCCTTCCGGTGGCACCTGCTCTGGTCGGGCCGTCCACCACCACTCGTCGTTGAGGATCTCGGCCAGGATCTCTTCGGGCAGCCCGTTGACCCATTCGTCTCTTTCCTCCTGCGGTAGGAGGGAGACTCGTTCTGCCAGGGAGAGACCCATATGATCACATTAGCGGCGTTCGCTGTCGGCGAACAGAAATCGGCCTTGACAACCCACCCCTAGGTACGGGTAGAGTCTGCTTCGTTCGACAGCATCGGACAAGCAGCCAGATCCGCTAGACCGGGGATACTTCTGATTGATACTCAGGCACACACTCCTCGATCAATTTTGTTGCCTGGCTGCCCCTAACTTGACATGTGAATACGTAGTTGCCAGATCCGCAGGCTGGGGTTACTTCCCTCTTAAGGAAAAGGTTATTGGTTCAAGTCCAATCGGCTGGGTAAAACCGGCTGTAGCTCAACGGCAGAGCATTAAACCTCAGTCGCCTTGTTGCCTGGCAACACTTAAGCTTGGTCCCTGTCGTCCAACGTGAAGACACTCCGCCTAAAGCCGAGAGACGCTGGTTAAACTCCAGCCGGGGACCGCCCACTTCGACACCAGATCCGATAGATCCGGGATACTTCGGGCACAATTTGAGGGAAACCTCGTCTGAACCCCTAAACGCCGGCCCCAGAAACCGGAAGGTTGGGGACTTGCCTGGATTGCCTTGTTGTCTGGTGTCACATACCCGGTCGGTGCTTCTGTGCATCGAGTTGCGTTCGGGGCGTCGGTTCGCGACTCAAGGGGCGAACCCTTGACCGGGTTCCAACTTCGGTACCAGATCCGAAGACACGGGTTACTTCCAAGGGGGAAGTGGAGGTATCGAATCCTCCACCCCCTGCCACGTAGGGGGGTTGTGTAAGTAGCACGCCTTCATGTCACCTGCGTCGTCCCGTTGACTGGTGCCACTAAGATTCAACCTAGACTCCCTCCGGGGGGAGATGGGGTGCCAGGTCTCCCGTGGCTGAGAAATGACCTGGATCTAAAGGGGCCGGATCCCTGCTGACACAGCGATCCGGCCCCTTTTCTACGCTTCGAGAGAGGAGAGTCATGGCGAAGTTGAACAAGAAGGGTGTGAAGACCGCCAAGCCATCGGCTATCGGCTTCATCCGTACTGCCACGGCCCCGGACACGAAGACGTTCGAGGGTGCTGCGGCCTGGTCCCGCGACGCCAAGTCTGATCTGTTCCTCCTCGCCGTCACCAACTTCTACGGGGAGGACACGTTCTATGAGAAGGCCGGCGACCGGAACCAGCGGTACATCGAACTCATTCATCGTGTCGCCCGTGAGGACCCGGCTTGGCTCGGTGCGTTCCTGCCCTGGCTGCGGCGCACGGCAAACATTCGTACGGCAGCTGTGGTGGGAGCTGTCGAAGGCGCCCGAGTCCTGGCACTACCGGACCAGCCGGGCGGGCAGGTGGGACCGGCCCGCCGGCTTGTCCGTGAGACTTTGCTCCGTGCAGACGAGCCAGCCGAGGCTATGACCTACTGGCTGTCCACGTACGGGAAGAAGATCCCCAACCCGATCCGTCGGGGTATCCGTGATGCGGCTCAGCGGCTGTACACGGAGCGGAACTACATCAAGTGGGATTCGGACCAGAAGTCGATCCGGATGGCCGATGTGGTGGAGTTGGTTCACCCGGTCCCGGTGGATCAGTCGAAGTTTGACCACCGTAACCGGACTCAGTCGGCGCTGTTCAAGTACATGATCGACAGCCGGCACCGTCCTACCGAGGTGCCGGACGAGCTAAACATGATCCGCTACCGGCAGGTACTACTTGGAGACCTTCGGAATCCGGCAGAGCGCCGGAAGTTCCTGGAAGACCCCAAGGTGGGCGAGGTCCTGGCTCAGGCTGGGATGACGTGGGAGGCGCTGTCCTCGTCGGGTCCCATGAACAAGGAGGCTTGGGAGTCGATCATCCCGAGCATGGGGTACATGGCTCTGCTGCGGAACCTGCGCAACTTCTCCGAGGCTGGGATTTCGAAGGAGCTGGTTGCATACGTTGTCAGCCGGCTCAGCGATCCGGAACAGGTTGCCCGGTCCCGTCAGCTGCCGTACCGGTTCCTGACGGCGTACCTGGAGGCGACCAACACCAACTGGGCCC